TTGTCAGCGATCGAGAAACTGGCAAGACACTGAGTGATCACATTGTGAGTGGACTTACTGGCAAAGACTGTAGACTGTTACGTAAGATAAGAGGACGTGGTGACTACTGTGAAATACCTTTACCTAATTTGAATACTCGCAACAAGATAAAAGTATTCCAAATAGTAGAGGGCATACGTCCTGTAAATGGTCATATGGGTCCTTTAACTAGACAGGCATATTGGAACTATGAGCATGAAGTCAAGGCGTGGGATTCAAAGATATATGATAAGTTGCCTAAGACAGCACCTGAAATAATTAGGTTTCAACAAGACAATGGACTTGAAGCAATAGGTGAAATTGGTCCTCGTACTACTAAACTCTTAATAGAACTTCATAAAAGTTTAATGTAAAGTTTTACCTTCTGAACTGTTTTCTTCGTAACTATCTTTAAAAAATTCTAATAGTTTTTCTATTCTAGGATCGGTTGTTTCGGTTGGTTCTGCTGGTAACAACATAGTTTTCATTATACCATCGGAACGTACAACAAATACATAATCTTCAGGACCAATTTCTTCTGCTAAATCTATATCTTCAGTAAATTCTAAATTTAGATCAGCCATTTTAACTCTCCCGGATATTTTTAAATTTTTCTTTAATCTGCTGTTCAAGATTCTTAACAACATCATGATTTTTTCCAAATGCTTTATAATATGTATTTAAATCTAAATGCTTTTTATAGTTTGTTATATTGAGTATGTTCTTATTGATATACCATCTAACAGCAATATTAGTTGAATAAGCATCTAGTTCATCTGGATGTGAAAGATAATTTAATTCTTCATTGCCTTTGTATGTATGCTTTAATACCCGATAGTTTCTTGCTCTATATTGATGCAGATGTTGATATTCATGTGTTAGAGTTTCAACTAGATCTAGTGCTAGTTGTTGGCTAGACGTTTTAGTAATAGTCCAAGGAGTAAGTCTGTTATGATTAATTATAAAATGAATACGTATAGGCTTTTTACCTTGTTCATCTAATTCACAATCATACTCTGCACCAATGGTAAAATCATCTGGATCTAGAGTTTTGTCTTTGATTGTTTTAACTTTTACAGGATGTCCGTTGCTGTTTAAAAAGCGACTAAGTTTGCTGGTGAATGTTCTAAGCAATAATTTACTGCCAATTAAAGTATCAGTCCATTTAGTAATTTTCCTATACTCTTTAATTGGATCAAATTTCATGTTAGCCTATATTAGGTCCATAGTTGAGTGGTAGTATACCATTGGCCTGCATTACTGCTTTGTTTTTACCTTCTGCCAGGCTGGCTGTGATACTTTGTCCATATTTGTTACTGGTGTTAGCCATGTCTCTGAGTACATCACCTGTACCCATAAAGCCACTGAGTAGATCTGGGTTAACCATATCAGTTACTGATTTTCCAAAATCATCAATCCCTGCTAATCCTGCATATCCACCTCTTGGTTCACCAGGGGCTTGACTGGCACCAAATGCTGTTGTGTTTGCAGGATTATTTAGATCATCCGCACCATAACGATGTAGGTTAGTACCAAATGTCATAGTATGTCCTAAGTTCTTTGCAGGAGGGTTATCAAGATCAATACCTGCGTTAAGCATTAAACTTTGAGCATTATCATATAAATCTTGGATAGTCTGAACCTCATCTGCTGTAACATCTTCAAAATTTCCTGCATCAATTTTATTATAAACAGTAGTAAATTCTGATGTACCTGAACAGGCTGGGAAAAAGTCTCTTGTGTTTGGTAGTCCTGCTAGTCCAGTGCCTTGACCAGTCATTGTGTTTATTTGTAGTCCGCCCATGCTTACACCAGGTGATGTTGGGCCATCATATAATTCCATTTCGTCTGGTGGAGGTAAACCTATAGACTCAAACATACGTGCCGCGGTATCTGGATCTTCAAAACTAGCACCCATACCACTTAATTTTTGTCCTATATCACTGAACTGTAGTCCGTCTTTCATTCCTGTTAGATCAACGCCTTGACTACCAACAACTTTATTCATTGATAAAAAATCTGCCGCACTTTCAATACCACCAACACCTGATCCTGATATTGGTAATGCTGGACTGTTACTTCCTAAAAAATTATTTAATTGGGCCTGATCACCTGCTAGTCCAGATAAATCAATATTACCTGATAGAGTTTGATTTAATCCTTCTAATCCAGTACCTGTTTGTCCTTGAATTTGATTAGATCCAAAAGATCCACCTTGCTGTGATGTTCCTGTTGTAGTTGTTGTTCCACTACTTGGAGCACCAAACGCTGATGACGAACTAGGTATATTAGGAACACTAGTACTTGGAGATAAAAATCCAGGAGTTTGATTTACACTAGCATCACTACCAGTATATCCTTGCATACCTTCAAATGGATTAAATTGGTGTGGAGGTTGTGCTGTTACTGTATTAGTTGGCAAATCAAATTGATCAGCCATTGTTTGCAACGTTGCTGGATCTTTAATGCTACTAAATGCGGCAAAAGCCTGTTCTTGATACGCAGGATCATTTAATTTTGAAGTATCAATGTTGTACTTGTCTATGTTTTCATTGAGTCCTGAAAAATTAGCTAACTTATTCTTGTTCATTGACTTATATAGACCTTCATAAGTACCAAACGTCTTCATATCGCTAGGATCAAATACACCTTTGGTAGCACTCATTGCTTTAGCAGACGCATTTAAGTCACCAAAACTACTGGTCATACCTTGATCTAAGGTATCACTCATACTGGTAATACCACTACCGTAGTCTGGAAAACTGGTATTAGCAATAAAATCTGTTTTAAGTCTTAATTGTTGGGCGGATTCTACGTGATTTGTTGCTTGACTAAACATAGCACCAAATTGAGTGTTACTGACTAATTGCTTGTTGCTCTGTGTACTTATATTAGCACCAGTGCCATTCATAGCACTAGTTATTGTACTATTTGGGTGATAATAATCAACAGACGAATTACTAGATTGTGCGCCTGTAAACCATTCAATAACAGTTGTCACATGTGGATGTCTTCTTAAAGCAAGGTCTTGATTAATACCATCCATGGCAGTCAACGTCGTAGGCGTAATACTGGCCGCATCTCTAGCCAACGTTGAGAATTTGTTTTCAACAGTGGTTAATGACGCCTGAGCTGTGACTATAATATCTGCGGTGGTATTATCACTCATTTATGTTACTATTGCTCCTGCATTTACTGGTTCAATACCAGTTGTAGTCTTAACATAATGATTTTCAATATCTTTGATTGTAGGTGCATGTAACATAATATGTTTTTTATCAAGTGTTACGTTACTGTCCAAACTACTGGTAAACAGACTTTGTAGTAGACCAATGCCCTGTTGACTTGGCATTACGGTACATGGTTTGCTTACTATAAATGCTTCTGCTTGTTCTTCTACTACTTTAGCAACTACTTCATCGCCATTTACTAATTTGAAAGAAACTATTTGATTCTCTTCGTATGGTTTATTAACCAGCATCTAATTCTCCTAACTTTTCATTGAGTTCATCTTCTGATAATCCAACGAGTCCTTGATAACCACCTTCTACAAACAATTCATCGCCGTTATAAATTTGAGGCACTGATCTGTGACCTTCTGACATTAAAAATTCTCTTGCTTCAGTTACTTCATCAATTCGTACCACTTGAAATTCTATACCCTTCTTTGTCAAATATGCTTTTGCTTGTTCGCAAAATGGGCAATTTAACTTTGAATATACTGTTAACATAGTCTGCTCCTTAAAGTTGTGGTAGTTCGTCGTAGTCAATTCCTTCGCCCATAACACCAATTACGTAGTTAGTGGACTCATTTTCTTGTAGTGCTGTTTGTTTCTTACTTGTATCACTGTGTTTATTAAACCACGGAATAGGAGTAGTTTTTGGTGCACTACTTTTGTATTTAATGCCGATATCTTTTAATGCTGATTGTGCAGTGTAATCTACAAAATCTTTTAAAATATGTTGATTTAGACCAATCACTGGTCCAAATTTAAACAAGTAATCTGCCCACGCTTTTTCTTCAGCAATAACGTCTTCGTACAAGGCATAAACTTCATTTTCACACTCTTTTGCTATCTTAGCAAAACGAGGATCTTCTTTAACCACTTGATTAATCATCCAAGCAGTCCATTCCTTGTGTAGCAGTTCATCCTGTAGGATTAGGCTAATAATGTTGCCGTTACCAATAAAAATCTTGTTTTCTACCATTGCTAGACTCGTAGCAAAGGAGACCATAAAACGGAACGCTTCAAGGCCATAACTAGCATTTAGAGCCATCCAAATAGCCTTAATATGGTCTTTTTCGTCTATTTTATGCCCCAATTCTTTCTTGCAGTTAATGATGTGTAGTTTGTCATAGTATTCACCAATACTTGATGCCATTTCAACAATTTCTTTGGTATCATGAATAGTGTTAAAAATATCTTTTGGTACGTTATAGATATTACGTATGATATGACTGTACGAGCGTGAGTGTATGTTAGTTTCAAAGAACGACCAATTATATACCAATGCTTCTAATTCAGGTAGGCTAACAACAGGAGTAAATACCTGACTTGGTGCACGGCCCTGTAGACTATCCAATGCTGTTTGTCTTAACAAGTTTGATGTAAAAATATGCTTAACAGTTGACGATGATTCTTTAAAATCGTTAGAATCTTTAGTTAAACTAATTTCTTCAGGAATCCAAAAGAAACCTCTTGCTGTTTGCTCTAGTTTAACTGCTTTATTATATTTTACTTCTTCAAATCTCTGTATGGTTACTGGACCTGCTGGATCCAAAAACATTTTTCTATTTAAGTAGTCTGACTTGGTCTTTAAATTATATTGTTCTTTGCTCATTTTGTCCCTTAAAGTTTACATGCTTCGCATTCTTCTTCTAGAAGTTCGCTTTCTACAGTTGTTGTTGTTATATATTGTGCCGCTATCTCTTCTGTTTCTGTTTTGCCTTTACTGCCTGCTTTATTGATAAGACTATAATAGAAAGTCTTTAGCCCCCATTGATGGGCCTGCATTAGGTTTTTAGCAATTAATGTAGTTGGTACTTTGTTATCTTCAAAGTGTGCTGGATTATAGAATGTATTAGTTGATATACTCTGATCTACATAGGCCGCTAACACCGCCGCTGTTTTTAAGTAACCAATACAATCTGTCTGGTCCCACATTAATTGATATTTATTTCTTAAACGCATATACTCAGGAACTACCTGAACAAATGAACCTGCTTTTGATTCTTTAACTGAAATCAAACTCATTGGCATTTCAATTCCATTGGTTGAATTAATAACCACTGAACTACTTTCAACAGGTGCTATGGCCATTAAGGTAGCATTACGCACACCATGACTTCTCATGTCACTGCGTAGTTGTTCCCAATCAAGTTCTGGAGTAAAGTCTGCTAGTTTGTTTACGCCCTTTGCTCTTAACTCCCATGGAAACTTCCCCTGTCCGTAGCGTGTGTATTCTGAATGTGTACAAGCACCACGTTCTTTAGCAAGTTCTACTGTGCTTTCTGTCAAGTAATAGGCCTGATGTTCCATCCATGATTTAACTTCTTGTAAGGCTTCTTTTTCACCGTATTGATGTCCACGTTTGGCGTGCCAATATGCTAAGTTGGTAACACCAATACCTAGAGGTGATATTTCATCATTACTCAATTTACTTTGTATACTTAGGAAATCTTGATAATCTAAAATATTACATAAACTACGCTGTAAAATTTTACAAGCACGACGCATATCTTCTGGATTACGGAACGACCCCCAGTTAATACTACCTAAGGTACATAGTGCAATACGTCCTTGGTCATCGTCTAAACGTTTAAATGGTTTAGTGGGTAGTAGGATCTCACAACATAGATTACTTTGATAAATTGTGTGATATTTAGGATCAAATGGTCCTTGATTCATAACATTATCTACAAACACAAGATAAATTCTACCTGTGTCTGTACGTTCTTTAAGAATGCCACTCTTAAAAACTTCTTCTGCTGGCATAATTTTTTTACGTAGGCTGGTCTTACGCTCATACTTCTCATATAGTTCTTCAAACAGTTTGGTATCACTGTAAAATGCTTCATATAAATCAGGTACTTCGTTGGGATCAAAGAATGTGATATTTTCTTTGTTTTTGAAACGGCGCCAAAAGAAAGCATTTAGTACTACACCATAGTCCATATGTCTAACACGAGTTTCTTCTGTACCTTGATTATTTTTAAGTACAATTAGATCATCAAATTGATAATGCCAAATAGGATAAAATACACTTGCTGATGCGTTACGTATGCCACCTTGGCTACATGATCTCAAATCGCCAAACCATTTCTTGAGGAATGGAATCATACCAGTGTGCATGATTTCTCCACCACGGATTGGTGCTCCCAGTGGACGCAGTCTTCCAATCTCTAAACCAATACCAGCACGTTTACTAGCATATTTGGCCATCATCTCACCTGATGCAAAGATACTATCTAAATCATCATCTGCTTTAATTAGTACACATGATGAAAACTGTTTGGTTGGTGTACCTAGCCCTGCTAGTACAGGAGTTGCTAAGGTAAACAGGCCGTCACTGGCACAGACATAATAATCTTTAATAAACTTCAATCTCTGTGCTGGATTTTCATTGTGGAACACTGTTGCGGCCGCTATCATATAACGTATCTGTGGCGTTTCATAAATTGTTTTTGTAGCACGATTACGCACAAGATATTTTTCAATCATCTGTTCAATGGCGGCGTAACTATAATCTTCGTCTTTAGAATGGTCAATAAGTTTTTCCATCTTATTCCATTCTTCCTCTGTGTACCATTCTAGTAGGTCAGCAGTATACAATCCTGTAGCAATATTTGTTTTTACTATGTCGTAGAGGCGAGGAGGTTCATATTGTCCATACACATCTTTGCGTAGCATTGACAGTCTCTGTTTACCTGCTACATATTGATAGTTAACATGACCTAGTTCTGGTTCATGTTCAATGTCAATTAGATCTACAATAGCACGTAGAGTTATTTCATCAATCTCTCTTGTGGTAATGCCGTCAAAGAAGTTTACCTGTGCTTTGATCTCAATCATTGATTGACTGACATCTGCTACTCCTTTACATACCTTTGCTACCTGTGCTTGCCATTTTGTTAGATCTAACGGAACAATGTTTCCACTTCTTTTTTTAACTTTGATATCGTTCACTTGTTATTGACCTCTTGTCTTTTTTAATATCGATCTAAATTTAAATCCTCTTTAGTATACCTATGTAGTAAAACTGATTCTTTTTCTTCTAACAGTTTAGTATTTACTATTTCTTCCTGGGACCAATTAAGAATATATTTCCCCTCACATAACCATAAAACTGAGTACAAATATAAACTGTTTTTGTCTCTATAGACACGGATTTCTGGGTTTGAATCTTTATGCCCACTCAAGTATATAGTATACAACATACCCAAACATTTTGCAAGATCACAATAGTAATTTTCTGCAATTAATTGCCAGGGATCTGGCCAATTTTCTACACAATCATAATCTAAATAATAAGGAGTGGTAGGAACATTTTCCCAAAATTCATAGGTCTTTAACAAGGCTGTGTTAAAGTCTACGTTTTCGATTGAATGCCGTAACTGTTGCCAGGTGGCTAATCTAGACTCTGGGTCTAATTTTGTATTCACTGTCTATTATATAAATTGTCTAATCTGATATTTAAATGTTACGTCTGTACCTGCTGACGTTGATGCTACTAATGCCATCGTACTAGAACCAAATGCTGTAAATTCTAACAGGGTACCTGTTGGACTTGATAATCCATAATCGCCTTCTGCGGCTGTTGGGTACTCTACAAAGTCATCTTCGTAATTTAATTGGTTAGTACCTGAACTGTTGATACTTACTCTAAGTGTGCCAGTTCTAACATTTGTTCCTCTAACAATGTTGTAATCAATAGTCATGTTACTGCTGTTAACCGTTGAGAAGATCAAACTGGTATTTGCTTGTGTGCTACTGCCTGAAATAGTATCAGTACCGCCAGGCTGTGTTTGTAATGGACCTACTACAGAAATCGCAAATAAATCTGCGGCCGCTGATCCTGTTGATGATACACGTCTATATGTTTCTGCTTCTGTTTCTGTACGATCAAATAGATCGCCAATGGTATAGTTAAGTGGGTTTGCAAAACTAACAATGACAGCACTTGGAGTTGCCGCTGATAAACCATCACCTACATCTTTAAAGTAATTAAATGCACTGGTAACATTTGAATCATTTGCTGACACTATACCCGAATTAGCAATATTGTCAAATGTTGAGTTTGTTACTCTAACTGCTTTAGGTGAATTACTGCTAGCCTCACTTAAATTAACGCCTTGATACAGCGTGTCAAATTTTGCGTCTACAATACTAACACCTTGTACATTACCTGCGGCTAATACACCATAGGTACCATTTGTAAACACACAACCTACTGCACTGATTTTGCTGGTTGCTTCATCCACTGATGTGATGTGTAGTAATGCTTTACCAGTACCTGATGTAGTTGGGCTAGTTTGTGAACCTTTAAATTTAACTTGATTAAATTTTAAATCTGAAATACTATCTGCTAATACAGTATCAGCATCGACGGTATTGTCCAATGTCATCATTTCAACTGTGATGCCTATAGGAGCATCTGCACTGCTATCAGTAATATTAGGATGTACGTTGTCTTCACTGTCAGCAAATGTTAATACATTTTTAGTTGCTGTTACTTGTTGTATAACTGTTGAGTCAATCCCATCACCACGTATGATAGCGTATGTTGGTACAGCAAGTGTTGATGTAATTTTATATGTACCTGCAGGAAAATGCAAGATACGTCTGACTGCTTTGTTAGCGTATTCTGTAGTTGGAAAAACTTGGTTCAATGCTCTCTGCACTGCTGTAGTATCATCAGTTAGGCCATCGCCTACAGCACCAAAGTCTCTTACTGAAATTTGTTCGTCTAGTTTGGCTTGTAAAGTTCTTGTTACAGGTGTTGTTGATGAAGCACCAGTTTGACTGGTATATCCTGACTCTATGCCCTTAAAGAAATAGGTATCAACAACTGACGCAACGTCAGTGTATTCTGTTAAAATTTCTGTATTACCTACTGTAGGTGCGCCTTCTGCTAAAGTGCCATTACCAATATAAAGTCTACGTTCATCCACTGACCAACCAAATTCAGCACTGGCTAATTGTGGTAAGTTTGTTTGTAGTCCGCGACGTACCTGTATTTTTGAAATTTGAATTACAGCCATTTTTCTTAAACCTATTGTTCTATTATCTAGTATTTATACTAATTTGTAATACTGTTCTACTCTATTAAACCAACGTTCTTGCCACTTATTCCATTCTGTACCTTCAATAGTCCATGTTTGAAATTCATAGTCTTTTGAACACATAAGAATAGTGCCTGATTTAATGTCAGTACCATGTACTTCGTTGTGTGCGGTCCCATAGGCTGTTAACTGTAGGAAATAGTCTTCTACCCACTCGGTTTTCTTAGGTTTATTGGTCTGTTTGTAGTCAATTATGCAGGGTTTGCCTTTATAAACACCACAAGCATCAGTAGTGCCAGCATATAGTCCAGGAACATATAAAGGAACCTCAATGCCCCACATTTCATCAACATGTTTGAGTCCATGTTCTACTATCTGTTCGGCCATTTTAAAACTCTGTTGGCTGTATGGATTAGTGCCTGGTTCACCCATGTTTCTATCGTTTTCAACATAGTCTTCTAACCACTTGTGCATTCTAGTGCCACGGTTAGCGGCTTCTGTGGTTATTTCCTTGGCCTTGTCTGTACCCACACGCTTACGCCAATTTTCTAGGGCCTGTTGTTTTTCTTTGGGTTTGGTTTTGTCTAAAATAGTAGTAACACTGGGAACTGCTGTGCCATCTGGTAACGTATATAAACGTTTACCTTCTACTGTGTTTCTTGATATTTTTTCGTAATTGTATTTTTTTACCAGCATCTTAATAGTATATATGCTTAGATAGGAAAAGTCAACTAAACTGTGAAACTTTCTCCACAGCCACAACGTGCTGACTCATTTGGATTAATAAACTCAAAACCTTCATTGAGTCCTTTCTTTTGATAATCTAACTGTAAACCTTCAAGATACACGAGATCTTTTTTGCTTACGACTACATTGACTCCTTTGTTCTCAAATACTTCGTCTAGGTCTTCTTCTGGAGCATCTACAAATTCTAAAACATAGGCCATACCTGAACAGCCAGTGGTTTTTACTCCTAAGCGTAGTCCAAACGTTCCTTGCCTATTGGTTATATGATATAATGCCTTTTCAGCGGCTGTATCAGTTAAAGAGATCATCTATATTAAAGTCCTTTTCTAACCTTTCCATTATAGTTTTACGTTCGTCATCTGTATAATCAGACCATTTAGTTACTTCTTCCATAGTCCGTCCACATCCAACACAACGACCGTCTTCTTGACGGCAAATACTTACACAGGGTGTTTCAATCATTGGCTATTTTTTGATTTGTAGTCTGCTATTGCTGATTTTATAGCGTCCTCTGCCAGAACAGAACAATGTATTTTAACAGGAGGTAGTGATAGTTCTTCTGCTATTGCTGAGTTTTTAATTTGGTGTGCGTCATCTATGTGCATGCCTTTTAACATTTCTGTTACCAGACTTGAACTTGCTATCGCTGAACCACACCCATAAGTTTTAAACTTAGCATCTTTGATAATGCCTTCTTCTACTTGTATCTGTAATTTCATAACGTCACCACATGCTGGTGCACCAACCATACCTGTGCCCACTGCTAGATCATTTTTATCTAAAGATCCAACATTTCTTGGATTTTCATAGTGATCTAAAACTTTTTCGCTGTAT